GCGGTAGTCTGCGAATCAAACCGGCTGGTTGGTGCATTATAATGAGCGTTCAAACGAACAATCAACGGAATACCAGCGGCTGCATAGTCGCTGTTACCCGCATCGTCCATGATGCCCACAATACGCAATGGCAGAGTAGCCGTTGCAGCAATAGTAGACACGCCCAAAGCGGAATTGGAGCTACCAGTGTCGGTAGAACCAGTGCGAGCAGATGTACCCAACGACGCGTTCGCAAATACATGCGCAAGAGCCGTTGCCCGATCTGTCAGAGTAGCGTCAGACGCAACTTTGTACAGTTGGTTAGGGTTGTCTGCAACAAACGCCTTTACAGGGTGGTTTGTATCGACGCTTACCGAACCCGAACCGGGCCAGTAATTAATGAAGACTGGTTTCTTTTGAACCGAGTCAACGTATTCTACGCCCATCAGGACACCCAATGCTTGCGTAGTACCACCATTAGTAGCACCAGCTTGATCTACCACACCGGCGCTCGTAGGAACTACGATACCGTACTGGAAGATTGCATTAGTGTTGTTGGAAGCGATTTCATACTGGGTTACACCAGTAGTATTAGCCGCAGCGCCAACTAGCCCGATAGGACGAAGACCATAGGCAGTATTAGAATTTGCCATTAGATTTCACTCCTATTGAGGTAGCCCTATTTCTTGGGGCCACCGAAGGTTACACGAGATTGACGATCAGGTTTAGCAATCGTCATTGATGAATGTGCATTCTCACGCATCATGTCATGGTCTACCGCTTGCATCTGATCCATATTTCTCTGAGAGAAATAATTAGTTCGTTCTGCAATTGTTTCGACCGGAATGCGAGCGAGAAGCAACCCGCCAACTCCAAACACACCTTCATGTTTACCTGATTCAACAACAGGGGATTCAAAATCAGGATACTCGTCCTTACGGACCAATTCCCAACCTTCCCTCATTTTAGCACTGATGTTTTTAGTATCATCAAAACCGCGCGTTTCGGCGCGTATCCAACGATGCTTAAAGCCATCAGGGGCAGGTGGTGCGTCTAGCATAGACGGTGGGGCCCACGGCTTACGAACAGCCTGTTTGTCCCGGGTTTGGTTAGCGCGAGAAGTACGGTTAATTGCCGAACCACCGTTTTGGTTGTTTTGTTCAGTCATTTTCTTACTCCTTCACGTATTTCGCATATTCTTCTAGCGGCACACCCAATTTTTTCGCTATTGCGACTTGGCTCGGGGTGAGTCGAACCTTTCTCCCAGTGCGCCCAGATGGTGTTCTTGAAGCGCCAACAACCGTTTGAGCGGGACGTTTGTTCGCGGTGTTTCCGGCATTTACGAACTTACCCGAAATGCGACGGTCAAGTTCATTATAGTAGTCATCGCTCGTCGGGTCAAACCCTTCGTCTTCAACGAGCTTTTTATGTATTCCAAACGCCGCATAAGTCATGGCCTCATCTTGGCCAAACCAACTGTTTTTCATGGCCCATGTCTCCGCTTTGGGATCAGGGCGCTTGGGCGCTTGGGCAGGCATAGGCTGACGTGCTTGGTGCTGCGCCGCGGCCTGCTGTTGTTGCTGAGAACGCGCTTGTTGCGCTTTTGCCTGCTGGGCGCGGTCTTGCTGGATAGCTAACTTAGTCAAGTTGCGCTGGGCGTCCACCGAGGCCTTGCTGTCACCCATCTCAATTGCACGGGCTAGTTCATTTTCCGCCTGCTGCACCTGAGTGTTGACGCGGTTGGTGTACTCGTTGACGTAATTCGTATCCATGTTGGACATACGGTTCTTTAGGCCGGTTGCCTCCGTCTGGACCGCTTGAGCGTACTTAATCGCTTCTTGCTCGCGCCGTTCAGCTTCACGCATCTTTTTCGTCAAACGATCAATTCGTTTTTGAGTTGCCGTCTCCGCTTTGGAGAACTGGTCATCACGGTCATTGTCTTCCGACGCAGATACCTCACTTACAACCTCAACCTCAGTTTCTTGGTTGTCCCCAACGTCTAGTTCAATTGGGTTTTCACTACTATCAGCCATATTTTACCTCGTTTACAAATGCTGGATGTCTTCAGGGTCCAAAATAGTCGCAAGAACCTCGTCGTCATTGAGGATGCGGACTTCTCCCCCATCGATCTGTAGGCGCGAACCGGCATAACGGGCAAACAATACCCACTGCTTCTCCGCGCACCACGCGCCGTCAGGAAACTTGTCCCGGTCTTTGTATGCCAAAGGACCGACTTTAAGAACGTAACCCACCTGTGTGGATATTTGGCTCTTCTCTTGGACTTCGGTAGGGATAAAAATGCCCCCAGCCGTTTTCGCCTTACCTTGGTAGGGCAAAATGAGAATACGCCATCCCGTAGGGTTAGGCATTCTTTCCAGAAGACTTGCGTCTAAGGCTTCCGGGTTTAAACGGGGTTGTTCGACATAAGCATCAGCTAAATTAGCTTTCGTCGTTTTTGCCATAGCAGCCACACCTTTGGCAGCCGCGGACAAATCAATTTTTGTTGACTGGTCAGTCATCGGATCGCTCCTGTTTATCTAGCAGGCCCTTGAGTTCCTGTTCCACGTGATTTAGGCACTCTAAGTTGCCCATAAGCTCACGATATTGCTCCATTGATTTGACGTTTCCAAAAATCATCAAATCCGTAACCCCTTGCCGTCTTTCTCTCAAGATACGAAAGACCGCCTCGGCTACATATATCTCATCCATCCCCACCTCGCATAATATCGAACATTATCAGATATAATCCTAGCACAGCTTATATAAGATATGCTAGGACTATCTGTAAATTTATGCGATTTACGGGAAGGGCGCGCTAAGAACCGCTGCCCATGTAACTCGTGCCGCGGATCGCGGCTCCCGTGCCACGCGTTTTCATCTTACGCACGTTGTCCGTGGCCATCGGGGCTGGGGCTGTTTTTCCGTAAGGAATGCGGCCTTGACCCTTAATGTCCGCGTAACCAACCGCTTTTGGCGGATCACTCGGCGCAGTGCCGTTAACTTTAATTTTACGATCTTTCATGATTTAACTCCTTTTAAAGACACTTGTATGGGGACCCGAATTATTTAAAAAATAATTGGTGTCTGTAATTAGGGATTGAAGGTCCGGGCCCTGCGCTTGTTGCGGGGGCATGTACGGGGTGAAGGGCTGAATAGAATTAGTAGGACCCATTGGGGTGCCGCTATACGCGCCGTATGTCCGACCTTCTACTGGAGGAGGCGGCGGAGGCGTAAATGCTGTGTTAACCGGTGAGGGTGTAAACACAGGATTAACCACCGGTGAAGGTGTAAAAGGGGCAGGGACCGTAGGGTCCACACCGGGAGGAAGGGAAACAACGGGCGTATCAGGTACAGGGTCCACACCGGGGCGGGGGCCAAAGATGTCGTCCATGTCCGGCTCCAAAAAAGGCGTGTCTTCTTCACCTATGGCCGCAGTGGTAGCCATGTCGGGGCTAAGAGGAGGCATCGAACCACCGCCGTCTTCTTCGCCCACCGCAAAGGTGGTAGCTTCCACGCCACCGAGGGAGTCAAACATGTCGCCCATCTCTTCTTGTGTCGGCTCCAAAAAAGGCGTGTTTTCAGGAGGCGCGCCGTTTCCTTGACCGTAAAACCCCGCCATAAACCCGGAACTGTCGTCGTAATCGTCTAGTTCAGCGTACTTTCTAAACAAAAGCGCGTCATCTGCCCCCAACCTACCATCTTGGTTTGCATCATACCGTAAATCTTCTTCTTGTAACCCAACAGCCATTTGCAAAGTGGTCAAAGCATCCGAAGGCGCTTCCGAAGACTGGTAACCGGTGGGCGTCTCAGCAGGACCCGTGGGGTCCACACCGGGAGGAGGGGAAAAAACGGGCGTATCAGGGGCAGGCGCTTGTTCTAAAAAAGATACATTGTATTTTTCATTGGTGCCCGGCCCAAAAAGACCGGACTCAACATTCTTGCGTTGAGTTACCCCAGATTGCGCTTCCCGACCTTTATCGTCGTAAAGAACGTATCTAACCATGCCGCCACTGGCGCTAGGGGTAAACTCCAGTCGTTGACGCGTATCCGGAGCCACATCGCCACCTTCCGCAAACTTCTGCGGATAGGCGTAGTTTAAACTCTTGCTCATCATTGTGCTTGCCCTCGCTGTTTAAGTATCTCACGGTCCATGGCCGATTGAATACGAGCCGCCGTCTGCTCTTCCTGAGACTGCAACCGCTGCTGGAACTGCTGTCCGCGCATCTGCTGGTTCTGCGCATCCAACTCCAGCTTGGCTTGATCGATCTGCGTATCCGCTTGATCCGCCGTCGCCTTCTGCTGCAACTCCTGCTCTTTAAGTTGAACAAGTGGATCAGGAGCGCCTGCACCCGATAGCTGACCAGAAAGGTCTTTAAGCTGCTGTAAGCCTTCCGCAATAAACTGAGCCGTCATCTGCTCGACCTGAAGCATCTGCTCCTCGTCCGCAGGCTGACCACCCTGTTGTTGAACTTGCTGCAAATACGCAACCGCCGCTTGCTCGCGGGCCGCGATCTGCACATGCTCCATAACGTGCTTCTGAACAGCAACCGCGACAGGGGGCATACCGCCCACAATCGGAGAAGTGCCAAACAACAAGTGAGCCGTAATGTGCGCCTGATGGTTCTGACCCTCAAACGCCTTCAACGGCAACATGTCTAAAGCATTAATGTTTTCTTGCGCCGGATCAACAGGCTCATCCGTATCCGCCGGTATAGACTTCAACAAACGATCCGTGTCCGTCACACCCAAAGCGTCATACATGTCGCTAAACACTTCGTGCATGTTGTGCATCTCAGGAGCCTGAGACGCCAACTGCAACTTAGTCTGAGCCAGCATAATACGCTGCGATTGACTAAACACATTCGGATTGCTGACCGGTATAACATCTACCCGACCATCAAAGTCCTCGCGCATAATCGTCTCATCACCGCCCGGAACCGAATACGGATACTCCTGCGGCAAACTCTCCGACATAACACGGGCCAAAATCCGAAACTCTTGGCGCATCGCATAGTGCAAACGCTTGTGAACAGCACTCATAACACGAGAGCCCTGCTCCATCATAGCCATTGTTGTGCCGACAGCCGCGTTCTCGTTGCCGTCTCCAACCTTCAAGTCTGTGATAGTCGCAAACCGCTGACCAGCTTGAACAACAAAGCCCAACAACTGGAACAACGTCTGATCTGGACCCTTAAAGGGCAACGGCATAAGACTATCGCGGATAGCCCCACCCGGAGCATCCACATCGCGGAACTCACCGGGCTGCAACGGTTCATCATCGTCTCTGATCCGTAGTCCACGGGCCTTGAAACCCGCAGGGAGGTTGGACAACGTACCAGCATCAATCAACTGACGCAGTGCCGAAGTGGCGGTCCGTGACAGACCTCCAATCGTGTGTATCAAACCAAGGCCGTAAAAGCCAAACCCCGGCAAAAACTTATAGTGCGTGAAGAATTGTATCTTCTTTTTAAGCGCATCGTCCTCGTTCCAATTACGACGAACAGACAAAACCTGCCCGTTGTCCATGGAAAGCGTAACAATATAAGGGACCCGAATGCCCGTAGGCTCGCCGTCCTCGTCAAGCTCCTCATAACCCTCAAGGTCCAAATCAACGTGACACTCAAGAATAGTACAGTCGTAATCAATCGTACCCGGCTGAATGCCGTCAATGCGATCTATCTCGCCCTCAACGCCCGTAACCTCCCGCTGCGCGGGAATAACGTCAACATCATCCAAATAAATCCCCGCAAGCTGACGCTTACGCAAATCATTCAAAGACATCCGAACAACCTGAGTAATATTAGGACACGTCTCAAGATCAGAAGTTTCATACGGAACAACTAAATTCTCCGCAGGAACAAACTTACTTACAGCGCGGCCCAGAGCCTCATCGTAATACGTCTTTTTAAACGTCGAACCCGCAAGCGGTAAATAAAACAGCATCTGGTCCATGTCCGGAGTGTAATCCTCCATGACATTCGTAATATAATAATTCATAAACTGACGAACACGCTGCGATTGAGCAGCCTTGGCCCGCGTTTCTTGGCCCATAACAACAGTACGAACAGGCCCGCTAGACGGCAAAAGCTCATTAAAAGCCTGCGCCTGAAACTGTGTGGCAGCCTCCGCAAGCAACGGGTGCGTAACACCCGAGGACCCACGAAACGGCTGCGTCCGCTCCTCGTAGTTAAAGCCCAAAAGCTCCAAACCACTGGAATACGCATCCTCCCAGTCCTGACGACTGGCCTTGTTCGCGTCATACTCGCTTAGTAAATCGCCCGCAATGCGCTGCAATTCACGATCCGGCATCTCTTCCGCCAAGTTGGCATAAAAATCCATGTCCTCGCCGCGCTGGTCTTGGGGATCAAAATCAACCTCAACACCGCCGTC